ATTCACCAGGCAATAGAGACCTTTTTGTCTGATGTCTATGAACCAACCAGTGATCCTGACCGCTACAGTTATGCTGAAGGGACCACATCAGCCGGACTCATAGTCTATGATGGCAAGTATGCTTTTTCTCATCATGGCACTGATCCGGCTTCTATGGAGCTCTGCAATGCCTTTGACCTGGTCAGGCTTCACCTCTTCGGACTGAAGGATGAGGATGCAAAAGAGAACACTCCTATTAATCGCATGCCTTCTCACATGGCCATGCTTGACTTCGCACTGGAGCAGGATCCTGTTAATGAACTGAGAGGCATGGAGAAGCTCGAGAGCACCAGGGAGGACTTCAGTGAAGCTTTCCAGTTAGATGCTGCAGAGAGTACCTGGAGGAGTAAACTGAAAGCTGACAAGTCAGGCAAGTACTTGAGCACTACCAAAAACCTGAGAGTCATCTTTGATAATGATCCTAACTTAAAAGGCAAGCTTGTCCGGAATAGTTTTGAGAACAGAGACATGATCAAGGGACCGGTGCCCTGGGATGAGAACAAAGGCTTCGACTATTTAACGGATGACGACGACGCCGGTTTAAGGTGGTACCTGGAGACAGGCTTCGGCATCACTGGCCTGCAGAAGATCTCTGATGTGATCAGGCTCACTCTGCTCAAAAATGCCTTTCATCCTATCAGGCAATATCTTAACCCTCTCCAGTGGGATAACACTGAACGCCTCGACACTATTCTCATCAACTACCTGGGAGCTGAAGACTCTCCTTATGTCAGAGCTGTCACGCGTAAGGCATTTGTTGCAGCTGTGGCCAGGGTATTCAACCCGGGATGCAAATTTGACTATGTCCTTGTGCTTGTAGGAAAACAAGGAATAGGCAAGAGCACACTCATAAAGAAGTTAGGCCGCTCCTGGTACTCTGACTCCTTCAGCGGCGTACAAGGCAAAGAAGCCTTTGAACAGATCCTCGGAGTGTGGCTTTTAGAGATGGCGGAGCTTGCCGGACTACGCAAGGCAGAGATGGAGCAGATAAAGCACTTTATCTCTAAAGGAGAGGACCGCTATAGAGTGGCATACGGACGTAGGACAGAGAACTTTCCTCGACAGTGCGTCTTTATAGGTACAACCAACAGTCACGACTTCCTGAGAGATCCTACAGGGAACCGGCGCTTCTGGCCAGTGGACACCTTCCAGGAGAAACCTTCCAAAAACGTTTTCTCTGATATTGATGAGGAGACAGTCAACCAATTGTGGGCCGAAGCAATAACACGATACAAAGCCGGTGAGAAGCTTTACTTAACAAAAGAGCTTGAAGAGGTCGCTAATGAGAAACAGATCAAGCATAGAGAGACAGATGACCGCGCCGGTATAATTATAAACTTCCTTAATAAACGTCTTCCTGAGAACTGGAAAGACATGCCGCTCCAGGAGCGGAGGTTGTACCTGATGGATGACGAACTCAATGCTACAGGAACAGAGATCAGGCAAAGAGTGTGTATTGCTGAAATTTGGTGCGAGCTCTTCGGAAGACCTCAACAGGACATGGGCGCCAATAACACTAAGGAGCTCCACAATATAATGAAGAGCATGCAGGGATGGAGTGAGTACAAAAACGGTCCTTTGAGATTCACGCTCTACGGAAAACAAAAGTGCTATATGAGGGATGGAGGAGACTACCTGACAGAGGATGAAGAGAGCCAGGAAAAAGAGAGTAGTTTACAAAAGGAAACTGAAAATACATCTGTAGAAACAAGTTTACAAAAGTCAAAACCATGGCCATTTTAGGCAATTCGCATAGTCCGGCGCGTAGTCATTTCGCTATTTCGCTAGTCCACTTGAACATAAAAATGGACTATGCGGACTATGCGAAAAAAAACGATGGTCCCCCACTGAAGTACCAATGTTTATAAGGCTTAGACCTTGATGACTATGCGGACTATGCGAATTTTTAATAAATAGTAAAATAGTGAAATTAGAGTATAATAGGCACATATTACAAATGTCACATACGCCTGATAACGCCTAAAGCATGTTTATATAGTTATTTGCACTTTTTCGCATAGTCCGCATAGTCCTGTTTACAAATGATCAGATATTAACCAACCAAACATCAACACCAAAATGAAAAGATACATCTATTATAAACGCACAAACCACCTCTGTAAAACAGGCGATACTATCCTGGTCATTCAGCCTCATTCAGGTGAGTACTGGTTTAAAGTTAACGACATACTGAAGGTCATCAATATGAAGTGGAACAGATCCATGAACAGGCGCTTCTCTCCTTTTGAATGTATTGGAGTGCCTCTTGCCGGTGCAAGGGAGGTGAGATTCGTTAACGCCATTGGCCTGCTCTCTCTCCTTCATCCTAACCCTGAGTATATCAGAGCGCGCAAGGTAATACTGGACCTCATCATTAACTACTGCAAGGAGCCGGTCATGGTGAAGAGTCTCTTCTATGATCCTTCATTATTCAACAACCAACCATCTAACAACGAATAGCATGAACACAGCAACCTTCCATCCATTAACAAGCATAAGGCAATACAGCGAAATAGCATACACCACTAAGGGCAGAGCTCACAGCATAAAGTATGTACACTTTGCCAGGACTAATCAAACGCTTGTAGTTATTGATTCAAGCTATGCGCAATACTTAGGCTATAGGAACCGAACAGATATGCTTGAAGTTAATAGCATCCTTCAGATGGCAGAGGAGATACTGTATCACTGTCGATCCACAAACAGGATCTTCTCCCTGGGTAATGACAGGAACATGCAGCAAGTAGACCTGAAGCTTTACCCTATCAGTTAAGAAGCATGAAGATCAAAGCAGTTAACCTTTATCAGGTGACCAGTGCACCAGGCAGCCGGTGCCAGGATATAAGACAGGCAGCTACAAATAAAAAGTTAAAGAAGCATTGAGGAGGTGAAGAGTAGAGCTAATATATTGATAATTAACACAATAGGGATATGGGCAAGTCAAATCTTGTTAAGGTGGGTAGACCCCCAATACCCGATGTCGAGTAAAGAATCTGACGCGCCAGGGGGTATATACAAAATTTCCATTTTAGGACACAAATATTACACAGTTCCATATTGGGACATTTGAATAAAAGTAGAATTCCATATTCCGGATGAGGTAAATTGTTGAAAGCTAAAAAAATCGGGGGCTCTATTGAGGGGGGTATCAAGCAATAAAAGGCAATAAGTAAACATCAACTAAACATATCAACCATGAAGACAACTAACATGAATGACATTAACCTGGTCATTGAACAGATGGACAGCGAAGAGCTTGACCGGCTCAACAAAAGTACTGGCGGCACTGTGGCCATAGAAATAGAAAGCAGTGAAGTTCCATCTGCAGGAAGACCATCAAGAGAAGCTCAGGGAGTAACAGTCAACCAGGTACCATCAACAGGAAGGCCTGGCATAGGTAAGATCCTTTACAGCCTGACTCTGCTCCTATTCACTTGCAGCGGTCCGCTCTTCTAAACACAGCAATACTCCATCAGGATCCTGTCCTGTTGATGAGTGCTCCTGATCAGGCTCTGTCTTCACAAGGCGGCCTCATCGGGAGCTCTGCTTTTATAGGCTCCTGCAGGCATGGTATCACATAGCTGATTGATAGTATTTACTTAAAAATTCGCTAAAGCCATGCAAAAATTAACCTTCAGTTTGCTCAAAGCTATCAACTACAGGGTAAACGGCGAAAAGCCTGATAAAGACACTGCCGAATTCTACAAGATCGGTAAGGAGATGCAACGTAGAAACAACCTGCATATAAGCGGTGAGATCCTTTTGCCTCTCCTGGAGACCAGGGCAACCCTCAAAGCCACATCAGTGAACTCCGGACAGGAGAACGTCGGCATTGATACTGTCGGACTGGTCGCTCCATTGCGTGCTAACCTGGTCACAGTTCAAGCCGGTGCAACACTACTGACTGGCCTTGTGGGCAATGTCCACATACCAACATACTCAGGATCCAATGCTCTATGGAAAGGTGAAGGAGTGACTGCTGTCGATGGTGCCGGCTCTACTGATAAAGTGGCCATGGCTCCAAAGCGCTTAACAACTTTCATTGATGTTTCAAAACAGTTCTTGCTTCAGGACTCTTCCGGAGCTGAACAGATGCTTTATGATGACCTGGCTGCAGCTGTGGCCGGTAAATTGGAGAGCGCTATATTTGGCAAAGAGGCAGGATCTGCAACACAACCGGCAGGCTTTTTCAATATAGCTCCTGCCATCAACGGCTCTGCATCGTTTGCAAAGGTCATCTCTCTCGAGACAGCTGTCAGCACTGCTAACGCTCTGAAGAACGGTAGCTACATCACTAATGCTGCAGGACGGGCCATATTGAAACAAACTCCTAAAGTTCCAAACGCTACCGGTTACCTGGTGGAACCTGATGGCACTATGAACGGATATCCGCTCCTGGTGACTAATCATGTTGCTTCAGGGCTTCAGGCCGGTGCTGATGAGGAGGGCTTGATCTTCGGTAATTTCCCTGACCTGGTCATTGGCCAGTGGGGTGCAATTGAGCTGATAGTGGACACAATTACCAGGGCCGCTTTCGGTGAGGTGAGGATCCATGTTATTGCCTATGTCGATGCAGCTGCAAGGCATGCATCCGCGTTCTCATGCTCGAGCATTAAGCTCTAAGCATATAAAATATTGCTTTTTCGGTTTTGGTTGTTTTCTCTTCTCAAAAGGTCAGTGTAACAGCTGACCTTTACTCTTATATCACAAAATAGCTTTCAAGTATTTACATCAAAGGAACTTTCAATAACACTATAGCAATGAAAAGGATCATAGAAAGGCGCTCAATAGTCAACATCAGTGCTACTGATGACAGGGACATCAAAGGTACGGCCATAGTCTTCAACAAAGAGTCTTCACTGCTGCAAGGCATGTTTAAAGAGATCATAAAGCCAGAGGCCGCGACTCAGGACTTCATCAACAGATGTGACATCATTATGGTATGGAACCATGAGGACCAACATATCCCAATGGCCAGGAGTAAATTTGGCAAAGGCACTCTAAAGATTGAGGTCACAAGCTCCGGGGTAAACTTCTCCTTCAAAGCTCGTAACACTCCGCAAGGTGATGAGATCCTGGCAGCGGTCCGCTGTGGTGATGTCGACTCCTGCAGCTTCTCTTTTATAGTGCCTGAAGGAGGTGATCAGTGGACCAATAAACCTGACGGGACATATTTGCGAACTGTCACAAAGTTTGAGCTCATCAGGGACTTTAGCCTGGTGAATGATCCTGCCTATGTGGAGGCATCATGCCGGAGCCTGGACAAAGTGAAACAGATCGAGGCGCGACAGAATAAAAAGTTCTCTGACAGCTTCAAGTCACAGTCAGAATTCAATGCATACTACAGTAACCTGGAGAAGGTAATCAAGCGCTTCAACTAAGAGCAGATATTTACTTCATAAGTTTTCTTTCACCAATTGATTAAACCATTAACCCGATGGAGAAACTGATCAAAGCAAAGAACAATGTTGATATGACTAGACTCATCCGCTCAAAACAGCGGTTAATTATTCAGTCCCTGGTCACTATCTATATCAATGGAATTATGCCTCGAACAAAGAGAGCAGAAAAAGAGACCATACTTCAGCATACTGATTCATACTTCAGGTTAGAAGAGCAGTTAAGAGGCTACCGGTAGGCATGTCATAGGCTCGAGTTTTATAGTATTTACTTAAAAAGTAAATCACTTAAAACTTATTTGTCATGGCCACTGAACCGGATAAAATTGAATATGGCGGAGACTTGATGCTCTTCCTGGGAAGTACGCTTCCGATAGCTTTCTCAACTGATGCAAAGCTTTCAATCAAATTAGCCACTAGGGACATCAGTTCTAAAGATTCAGGCTACTGGGTAGAACGTAAAGCAGGCCGCCTGGACTGGAGTGCCTCTTCTAATGCCTTGTATACGGACGTCCTGACAGGCACAGCAACCACAACAACCATTGATGAGCTCTTTGCTCTGATGATAGCGCGCACAGCCATAGACCTGGTCTTCGCTGCTGTTGGTGTTGCAGCTGCTCCTGCTCAACAACCTCACCTCACTAAAAAGAAGTATTCAGGCAAGGCCATAATCACAGGCCTGGAGATGAACGCTCCTGATGGTGACAATGCAAGTTACTCCATCACTCTCGAAGGAGCAGGAGCTCTTGCCATAGCATAAAGCAAAACTAAGAACCTAAAGAGCTAAGAGATAACCTGGAGACATGTTTCCCTCTTAGCTCTTTTCTTTTCAATAACCAACTAACACCAAAAGCAAAAATGTCCTATCAAAAAAAGTATTATTACAGCTTCCGGGATCTTAACAATGTTGAGTTCATTGTCGAGATCTACGAAGACAGCGCGGAGGTCATAGTCCCTGAAGAGGTGACTGCAGGCCCGGACGCTTTCACAGTTACACGTCCATCCTTCTCAAAGCTTCAAGCGGTCAGAGGGTCAGGCTGCAGCTTCGAGCTGCTATCAGAAACAAACATGCAGTTTTTAAACCTAACCACTGCAGACATGCTGCAGTACCAGGTTAAACTTATTGAGATGGTTGTCATGCTGTCTCTTATACACATCTCCGAGCCCA